GAATCTTACAACCTCTGAGAATGTCTAACAGCGTAGTGTCGCTGTAACCGTCTCTGTAGGCTCTCATATCGTGTAGGTATAGGAAACCATTCCGTTGGGATATAAAGGCTGCTGCAGTCTCATCTGACCCCCTTCCAGAGGGATCTACGCTGCATATAGTCTCTGTATAGTCACCCCATTCACCTTGAAGCTGCATTGGCTTGTAAAAATAGTCTCCCGGTAACCCAACCGTCGGTAATTCTTTAATCACGTTACTAGGATCGGAACACCAGACCATTGCATCAGGTGCTTGAGTAGGGTTAACGCTAGTTACAATTAGATCAGCCATCTTAAGTGGGAACTTCTCAGAGTCACTTAAAGATGTATCTAACATAAACTGTAGCATAAAGTTAGATCTACCCATAGATGCTTCACGATCTATAAGGTCATCTGCGTCAAATCTGTCAGGATCGGTAACATCCCAAGACTCAGCACCCATATCTATGTCTTCTTGTAACTGTGGAGCTAAGAGTCCTTCGTAGTTTGCGAGAGATCTTGGGTATCTGGCTGGCCAAACAAATGGTCTATAACTCCGCTCTGCCAACTTACGATAAACAGTAAAAGTAGTCTGAGGAGTCCCGAGATACATAATACGGCTATCGTCTTTCGGCGTAAGGATTGACTCGGCTTCGGTACAGAGTTGAAGTAACTTCTCACGCATTAACTCCGTCATTGAATTTCCCGGCACCTCTATGTCGTCTAAGATCATAAGATCTGCCCGGCTTCCGGTTAGCTGTCCAGTTATTCCCACCGACTTTACGCTTGGTGCTTGGTGAGGTGAGCAATTTACGTCGAAACTGATGCGACTCCAACGAGAATCGTCCGATTTCGGTTGTAGATGTTTTAGCCATGGTGTTTCAATAATAAGTTTTTGTAAGAATATAGACATGTTATCTGCACGTTCTTTAGACGCAGAGATAATCATTATCTTCTTTTCCGGATCTTTAAATAGCGTCCATAACACAAAAGCACCAGTAATCCAAGACTTACCAACACCTCGGAACGCCTGAATTTGAAGTCTTTTGGGACCATTCTGCAGGTAATCAGCAATTGCATACTGTGCTCGTGTAGGACTAGGAAGATCTAACTGATCCCACAAAGCTTGCAGGAACAGTTTAAAGTCTTCTTGTAATGATGTTAAAACGTCTGTCATGGTGTTAAATCAAGCCTATTAAATTTCATTTGATCATCAACTGCTATACTAGCTTCAGCTAATTTCCTTAACCATTTACGAGCTTCAGTTGCATCTAATGTTTTACCGTTTAAACCAGCTTTAATCTGTTTAGGATCAATTCCTTGGTTTTTTAATTCAACATGCCATACATCATGCTCAGGTTTATCTTTTAAATATCTAGCATTTAATGGATCATCACCAAATTTAACACCAAATTCTTCTTCGATTTCTTTTAACATTCTTAAAAACTCTCTATTACGTGGAGCGTTTTTAGTTAATTTAAATTTAGGATTAATATGCCTCATATAAGCTTCATATATTTTTCCTGTAGACTGAGAAGGTATACTATGATGCCATATAGTACCAGCTGGTTTTTTTACTTGAGGACTACCAATGTTTTTCTTAGTAGTAGTTGTAGCTACTGCATAAGGTCCACGTGTTGCATCTTGTTTAGCTGATTCTTTATTTTTAACATCAACATCTTTCCAACTATATTTTCTTACAGGATCATCTGCAAACTCACCTTTAGCATATAAATCTTTAGGGTCTAATTTAATACGTTTAACTTTTTCTGGATCAGTTAAATGTTTTATAGATATATGGTTACCAGTTCCTTTACCAGTTTTCAGATAACTTAAAATTTCATTACGTGCATATTCATTTACAGCATTAACATCTGGAGTTTCATATCCATCAAAAATTAATTTATTAGCTTGAAGTCGATTACTAGATTGTTCATAAACTTTATTAGCACGTGTGTCATCAAATAACTTTTGATCAGTAGGATTAGCTCGTTTACTTTGTTGATTACCTTGATGAAGTTCATTCCATGAATTATTTGCATCATCTTTAAATCTATTAAGATAACTATAATCGTTGTTTTTTGTTGCAGTCAGTAATTCTTCTCCAACGGCTTCATTACCTTTTTTACCTAAATATGAATTATAGATTTTCTTTGAAGCTGGATTTGGATTATCTAGAAACTTTAAAGTATCTGGAGCTTGTTTAGACAAAGCTTCAAGAGAATTAAGAAGAAATTTACTAACTAGATTTGCTCCCATACTTACCTCCTAGATCGTTTAGCTGTCTGTGATTTTGGGTATTTCTTAATAAAATCAGCTCTAGACATTTCCCGTTTCTTCATCTTTTTAAAGTCAGCATGTTTAGCTCTTAACTTATCAACATGCTCTTGACCAAATCTTTCAACGTTTTTAGCTCTCATTTTTTCTCGAGCAGTCATTCGTTTCTTAGGAGAAGAACTTGAAGAAGTAGGTTTTGGACTATCCTTTGGTTTCTTAAGGTTTTCTTTAGCTCTTTTTAGAATCTCTTTATTCTTTGTTTCTTTCTTAGACTTCTCTGATATATTTTTTAAACGATCACCATACTTATCGTAGAGATTTTTTTTCTTTATAGGTTTTTTAGATGTTTTAGATGTTTGATTAAGTACTTCGTTAGCAGTTTCTCTTTCTTTCTGTTTTTTAAGTTTTAGTTTCTCTTTACGTTCTGCTTTACGTTTCCTCATCCTTTCAAAGTGTTCTTGAGATGGGGTAGCTGTAAAAAATCTTGCAACCTGTTCAACTCCTAATCCTTTTAATTGAGCTTGAGCATTTCTACGATGCTTTTCTTTTTTACCTGTAGGTTTACCGTTTCTATAATGACGCCACCATGTACCATCATAGATCCAACCACTTTTCTTTTTAGCGTTCCACCTTACGGTATCACCTTTTTTTCCTCGTTTTAAATTAATCATACTAACCTCTTACATTGACCAGAAATTATATTTCTTATCGTTGTACTTTTTGGTTTGCTTAACAACTGCTTTTACATCTTTTTTCTTTTTACGTGCAGCTTTCCAAGCTTCATGTTTCTTTTTAGCTTTTATTTTAAGTGCTTCTTTTCTTTCAGATTGACGTTTATCGTATGCAGATGCATGACCTTCATAGCTAGTTTTTTTACCAGCTTTTTTTCTTTTTTTATCTTTTTTAAACTGTTCGTTACGTTTTTTAGCCTCCGCTCTCATACGTTCTTTTCTTAGTTTCTGCCTTTCTTCATAAGTAAGTTTTTTATTTTTTTCTTTCCATTGTTTGTTTGATTCCTTATCTTTTTTAGATCCGGGCATCGGTCCTAGAAGTGACATGATTATTAAGTGATGTAAAGTTTGTTTTTATTCTTTTTACGTGGTCTCGCACGATTTTTTGACTCATCTTCTGAGCAATGCTTACCGGGACCATTGCAATTATGGGAGGCATCTTTGCCATCATTCTTGCCATAGGTACCTAAATGACGATTCAACCTAACAGCGTTCCTCGATATATCGTTACCAGTTATATCTTTAGTACCGGGTTTAGAAGAACCGTTTTTGTTATATGCTATTTGTTTTTTAATCCTTTTTCTGTTTTTATCAGGATTAGCATCATAATATCGTTGTGTTTTACCTTTTTCCATACATCCTCCGAGTTACTAACTCTGGATCTATTTTAGGTATCAACTGATTTAACTTATCTAATGGGTTACCATCATAGGCTACACCACTAATATCATTAGCTTTTAACCAGTCACAAGCTGCTTTTAAATCTTGTGTGGTTGCCTCGCCATTACGAACCCTGTTAAGGAATTCGTTAGTGACAAGGTTATGCAGTTCATTAAACTGCTCTTCATTGGCTTTGTTCATGCCATCATTTAAAGTTATTTAGTAGATACGAATATCTTAGTTTCAATAAGCTCTACTGCCGCATCATCTAACTGATTATCGGTGGTAGCTACTAACTTCTTAAGGACGTCTAAAATGAGTCTTTTTACTGAGTCAGACTTAGCAAAAGTTAGAATAATTGGTTTTAGTAAAGTAATCATTTTGTTTAGGTGTTAGAATAATCCAAATTTCTTTTTGGGTTTAGGTGGTAATAATGCAGAAATAGGTACAACATCTTGACATAACACTTTCATCTTTGAATTAGGATGAAAGGTAAATCCCTTTTGTTGTAACTCTGCACATTTTAATGCTCGAACTAATTCATAGTCGAGTCTCATTTTTTCTTCTTGTCTTTTAGCAATAGACTTACATTGTTTTAAAGATTCTCTATCTAAGGGAACCATAAAGTTAAGCTGGAAACCCCAGTTCTCTCCTTTAGTGTAGCTATCTTGCCTAAGACCTCCTACATCATCATTCCATGTTCTGGGTTCTGTATGGTTACCCATATAGAATGGTGAGAAGGTCATCGTACTTCCGTTGCAGCTTATGTTAGGACCAAAGTATTGTCTACTCTGAGCTCCATTGTTCTGAAATTGCACAGCTTGATTGGTGACATTTCCAGTAGCCGCTGCCACGGGATTAGATGTATTGTTCGTTTCGCCTTCGGCGTAAACAGGACTTCCTATTGAGAGAAGACCGATAAGGAAGTAGTAGTAGCGTTTGTGGTGATGTTTC